GACAGCTTTTAACATTAAGGGAAAGAAATAAAGGAGGACTTATTATGAACCAAACAGTCCTTCAACATCATGGAATTTTAGGTCAGAAATGGGGTGTTCGTCGATATCAAAATCCTGATGGCTCTTTAACTCCTAGAGGACAAGCTCGTCTTGATAAAAAAGATGAGAAATGGGCATCAACTAAAGGTGAGAAAATCAAGAAAAAACTCCAAAAATCTGTCTCTAAAGATATGAATGAGTTCATGCGTACTCAGCTTGAAATGTCTTATACTTCGAAAGGAAAAATTTCTTCACACACTATTCTTCAGTATAACAATAAACTCGCTCAATTAATGAATTCTAAAGTTCCAGATACACAAGCACCATCTGGACGAGTTTTACGATTTGTTGCAAAAAGAGGCGAGATTGGAGTTCATACTGCGGTTGCCGATGCTGGTTACGATCTCGAACAACTTCAACGTGGTGTATTTAAATCTGGTAAAGTGGCTTATAAAAAAGTAAATCTTATGAGAGGCGGTGTATAACGTTGGGGACTTTCAAACAAAGACTTACCCATGCGTGGAACGCCTTTCAAACACGCGATGAATCAAATGTATATGTTCATCAAGATCTTGGTTATTTTAATTCGTTACAAAACCCCGCTCGAAGTCGAATATCGTCAGGAAACGAACGATCTATTTTATCCACTATTATCAATAGAGTTGCAATGGATGTAGCTAGTTTTGATATTCAACATGTTCGTGTTGATGCTAGTGGTCAATATTTAGAAACAATTAACGATCCTCTTAATCAATGTCTTAGAGTTGAAGCAAATAAAGATCAAACCGGTCGCGTATTTATTCAAGATGTTGTTATGAGTATGTTCGATGAAGGTTCAGTAGCAATTGTTCCAGTTGAGACCAATATCGATCCAATACTTACGGGTTCGTTTGATATTTTTTCATTACGGGTTGGTAGAATTGTAGATTGGTATCCAAATTTTATTCGGGTTGAAATTTATAATGATCGAACAGGACGCAAACAAAAAATAATAATGCCTAAAAATATTGTTGGTATTATTGAGAATCCTTTGTATTCGATTATGAACGAACCAAATTCAACACTTAAAAGACTTATTCGAAAACTAAATCTTTTAGACGGTGTCGATGAAGCGGCAAGTTCCGGAAAACTTGATCTAATTATTCAACTTCCTTATAGTGTTAAGTCAGAAACACGTCAACTTCAAGCAGAAGAACGTATCAAATCTATCGAACGACAACTTGTAGGAGGTAAATATGGCATTGCTTATGCCGATGCCACAGAACATATCACTCAATTAAATCGTCCGGTTGAAAATAATCTTCTTACTCAAATTCAATATCTCACCCAACATTTTTATAATCAAATAGGTTTTACAGAAAATATTTTCAACGGAAAAGCATCCGAGCAGGAATTACGTAATTACTACGACCGAACTATTGAACCCATCGTGACCGCCATTATTGAAGAATTGCTTCGAAAGTTCTTGACAAAAACTGCAAGATCGCAAGGGCAAACAATTATGGGTTTTCGCGATGTGTTCAGATTAATTCCAGCAAATGAAATTGCAAATATTGCTGATGTGTTTAGTCGTAATGAAATCCTAACACCCAACGAGTTGCGTCAAATTGTTGGGCGTAAACCTTCTGACGCGCCTCATGCCGATGAACTCCAAAATAGAAATATGCCGAGTTCAAAGGCTCCCAAATATAATAGTCATTTTTATAATACAGGAGGTAACAACGATGCCGAAGAAGAGTAATAAGAAAAAATATGATTTTAGTGGATATGCCACCAAAGTCGGTCTTAAATGCTCAGACGGTCGAACTATTCTTCATAATGCTTTCGAGGATTGTGATGGAAAAATTGTTCCGTTAGTTTATCAGCATAATCATACCGACCCGAAAAATGTTCTTGGCCATGCACTTTTAGAAAACCGTAAAGATGGTGTCTATGCATATTGCTCGCTGAATGATACAGAGTCTGGTAAGACAGCTAAAGCGCTTATCAAACATGGAGACATTACAGCACTTAGTATATATGCAAATTCTTTAGTGGAAAAAGCTAAGAATGTTATTCATGGTGTTATTCGCGAAGTTTCCATTGTTATTGCTGGTGCTAATCCTGAAGCATATATCGACAATCTTGCTTTTGAACACAGCGATGGATCAATCGTAACCGATGAAACCGAAGCAATTATTTGTGTGGATGTATTATCGCATGATGGTATTGATTTCGACGAAGAAGATATTATCCATGCCGATGATGGAAAACAAACTAAAGAAAAAGAAACCATTGGCGATATCTTCGATACGTTCAACGAAAAACAAAAGACTGTGGTCTATGCAATGATTGCCCATGCTCTTGAAACTTCCGAAGAGGAAGACGATGAGGATGAGGACGATAAAAATAGTACCGTTAAACATTCTAATAAAGAAAAAGGAGAATCTACAATGAAGAAAAACATTTTTGATAAGACTCCTCAGGGCGCTGATAATAATACCTTAACGCACGATGCTCTGACTCGTGATGAGCTTCGCAATATTATCAATGATGCTCGTCAGTCTCAATCGACTTTGAAGAATGCCTTTCTTGCGCATGGTTATTCTAATATTGCCGATGCTCTTGCTGTATACGAACATCGCGATGATGTTTTAATGCATGCTGCCACATATGGCGTCGAAAACATTGAATATTTATTCCCGGATTCCCGTACCACTACAAACACTCCAGCTTTTATCAAAAGAGATACAGAATGGGTGGCGAAAGTCTTTGGCGGTGCCAAGCACGTTCCTTTCAGTCGCATTAAGACTGTTCTAGCCGATATTACTGCTGAAGAAGCGCGTGCCCGAGGTTACATCAAAGGTAACGAAAAAGCAGACGAGGTTATCACTCTTTTGAAACGGACAACCGATCCTCAAACCGTATATAAGAAACAAAGATTGGATCGCGATGACATCATCGACATTACTGATTTTGATGTGGTTGTATGGTTGCGTGCCGAAATGCGCTTGATGCTCGAAGAGGAAATTGCTCGGGCTCAACTTGTTGGCGATGGTCGTCTTTCTTCTTCTGAAGATAAGATCAAAGAAGATAAGATTCGTCCTATTTGCACTGATGCCAATATTTATACCATTGAAATTCAGATTCCAGAATCTGCGACCACGGCTCAATTAATCGATCAGATTATTCTTGGGCGTAAGCGGTATAAGGGTACTGGTACTCCGACATTCTTTACCACTCCCGATATAAATGGCGATATGCTTCTTCTAAAAGATAGTACTGGCCGTAGACTGTATAACACCGAGACTGATCTAGCCGCTGGTATTCGTGCTCGTGAAATTGTTGAAGTTCCTGTGATGGAAAATAAGGTTGTTGTAATAACTCCGGCCACTGATGTTGCTACTGGATTACAAAAACGTCTTATTGGTGTTTCTGTCAACATGAACGATTACTCTTTGGGTGCCGATAAGGGCGGCAATGTTACTATGTTTGACGACTTTGACATTGACTTTAACCAGTATAAATATCTGATTGAAACTCGTTGTTCGGGCGCTTTGACAATGCCTCACTCTGCGATCGCTTATTGGAAGCTCGAGACTATTCCCGTGATTGAATAAATTCATTTAATTAAATTATTATAAAGAAAGGTGTGGTTTTCATGCTGTTACCAACAAGCGGTATGTCTATTAGAAAATACAAAGGTAATATTCCCGATCGTATTGTCATAAATTCCGACGACATTAATGTTGGTAGTTATGTCATTTATTCTAATGGCGACGGTATAGCTTATTATGATGTCGATGGTTTTTATCCCATTAATTCTGATAAATTAGAAAATCTTTATGTTAAAGGTCTTCTAATTTCATACAACGGAATGTTTTATACACCGGTAGCAATGTCAAAAGTAGCGCTTTTAGTCTCTATTTCTTTTATCGAATATGATGTAGAGACCGATTCAATGCTTTATTCGACTATAACAGGTCAAGATCGACCCATTGTTATTCCACCTCTTCTTGATTCTTTAAGTATTGGTGAAAAAGTATTAACGCCGGCCTTTGATCCTGAAGTATTCGAATATACTATGACTACTGAAGTTACCAGCGATATTCTTACATTAACAACAGTACCAATTGATGCAGAAGTTGTTGTAAGACATGATGATGTTATAAATACGGAATATGGTGAAGGTATTGTTTGGGATGTCGGGGAAAACGTCGTAACGATA